TTGGCCGGTTAGATGAGGAGAATAAAATGAAAAGAATATTAAGATTTACAGCTTCATGGTGTGGGCCATGCCAAGTTTTATCTAAAAATTTAGAAAACGCAAATGTTAAATTACCAATAGAAGTAATTGATATTGATGTTTTACCAGATATAGCTAGCGAATTTTTTATTAGATCAGTACCTACACTAGTTATGATGGATGAGAATATAGAAGTTAAAAGAATTACTGGAGTTGTTAGCAGTAAAGAACTTGCAACTTGGGCAGAAACAAATTAAGAGAGAGATATGGCACCTAAGAAAAAATTAAAATTAGCAGACAACAGATCACACTTTAAACCATTCAATTATCCATGGGCATATGATTCATGGTTAAAGCACGAACAAGCTCATTGGCTACACACAGAAGTTCCAATGATTGAGGACGTCAAAGATTGGAAAACAAAATTAACAGATAGCGAAAAAGAATTTCTTACACATATTTTTCGCTTTTTTACACAGGGCGACATTGACGTAGCAGGCGGTTATGTAAGTAACTACTTACCTCATTTTCCTCAGCCAGAAATTCGTATGATGTTACTAGGCTTTGCTGCAAGAGAAGCATTGCATGTGGCAGCATATAGTCATCTGATTGAAACTCTTGGACTACCTGAAACGACTTATAATCAATTTCTAGAATATCAGGCAATGAAGGAAAAGCATGAGTATATATTGAATCAATCGAATGGATTGATAAATACGTCAACCGTTGCTAAGAATATTGCATTATTTTCTGCATTTACTGAAGGTATGCAACTGTTTAGTTCTTTTATTATGTTGTTAAACTTTCCTCGCCATGGCAAAATGAAAGGCATGGGGCAGATTGTAACTTGGTCAATTGTTGACGAAACACAGCATGCAGAATCAATGATTAAATTATTTAGAACGTATGTAGAGGAAAACCGTGAAATTTGGAACGATGATCTTAAAGCTCAAATCTACACTATTGCAACAAAAATGGTTGAACTCGAAGATCGCTTTATTGATTTGGCATTTAGCATGGGCAATATGCCTGATTTATCTGCTGATGACGTTAAACGGTATATTCGTTATATTACTGATCGTCGTCTTATTAGTCTTGGTCTCAAGGGTATAATGAAAGTAAAAAGAAATCCTTTACCCTGGGTCGAGGAAATGATTAATGCGCCAACTCACACTAACTTTTTTGAAAATCGGGCGACAGATTATGCAAAAGGTGCGATGAGTGGGACTTGGGATGACGTTTGGGGCAGAGCAGCTTAATTTTTGAAAGGAAAAAAATGAAGAAACTATTATTTTTATTGATTGCTACTTTTTCGATTGCAGTAAACGCACAAATCATTACTGGTGCCGGTGCGACATTTCCATATCCGATTTATGCAAAATGGGCAGAAGCATATAAGAAGGAAACAGGGATTGGGTTGAATTATCAAAGTATTGGTAGTTCAGGTGGGATTCGTCAAATTAACTCTGGCACAGTTACATTTGGTGCATCTGATGCTCCTGTGAAAGGCGATGAACTGGAGAAAAGGGGTCAGGTACAATTTCCTGCAATCATTGGTGGTACTGTACCAATTATTAATCTAGATAATTTTAGTCCAGGTGAATTGAGGATTAATGGTGTGGTTCTCGCACGAATCTTTATGGGTACCATTACTCGGTGGAATGATCCTCAACTCAGAGAATTAAATCCAGGAAAGAATCTTCCTAATTCTGCGATTACTGTCGTTCATCGAGCAGATGGATCAGGTACCACATTTAACTTTACAGATTACTTGACAGTTGTAAGTAAAGAGTGGGAAGAAAAAGTTGGTCGAGGTGCGGCGGTGAAATGGCCAGCCGCAAGTTCAGTAGGCGGTAAAGGTAATGAAGGTGTTGCAGCTAATGTAAATCGAATTAAAGGTTCTATTGGTTATGTTGAATATGCATATGTTAAGAAAAACAATATAACATATATGAAATTACAAAATAAAGATGGTGTTTTCGTAGACCCAGATGATACTGCTTTCGCTGCTGCAGCAGCTGGTGCAGATTGGTTTAGTGTTCCGGGTATGGGATTAAGTATTGTTGAGCAACCAGGTAAAAATACTTGGCCTATTAGTACAGCAAGTTTTATTATTATGTACAAAGAACCTAAAGATGTAAAGGCAAGTAATGATGTATTAACATTCTTTGATTGGTCTTTCAAGAATGGTGCTAAGATGAGTGAAGAATTGGATTATGTGCATTTACCCGAATCTTTACAAAATGAAATTCGTAAAAGAGTTTGGACGGAAATCAAAAGATAAAATATGATAGAAATTCTATATCTGTTAGGCATGACGCATATAACAATAATATGTGTCACTCTTTATCTTCACAGAGGTCTGACGCATAAAGGCATTGAATTTCATTCTCTATTATCAAATTTTATGAGATTTTGGCTATGGTTAACTACAGGTATGGTTACTAAACAATGGATAGCAGTTCACAGAAAACACCATAGATTTTGTGAAACTTATGATGATCCTCATTCTCCCCATATTCATGGTATATGGAATATATTATTTGGCGGTACTTTTTTATATGCAAAAACAGCAAGTGATAAAAAAATTGTAGAGCAATATGGTATAGGTTCTCCAGATGATTGGTTAGAAAGAAATATTTATTCTAAATATCATATGGTTGGTGTCATATTATTGTTAGTAATTAATATATTATTATTCAAGGGCTGGGGCATTCTTATATGGGCATTACAAATGGTTTGGATACCTTTTTGGGCTGCAGGAGTTATAAATGGTGTTGGTCATTGGTATGGTTATAGAAACGGAGAAACTAAAGATCATAGCCGCAATATAATACCCTGGGGCATTATAATAGGGGGTGAAGAATTGCATAATAACCATCATTTAGATCCTGCAAATCCGAAACTAAGTAGAAAATGGTGGGAATTGGATTTGGGCTGGATCTGGTTTATTATTTTTAATAAATTGGGGTTGGCTTGGAGAAGAAATATTTAAGGTGAAATTATTATGAAAAAAAATATGATTTCGGCGCATATGAAAGTAGCAGAAATTTATGCAAATCTTTCATATGCAAAAAGATTAAAGGTGGGATGTATTATTGTCAAAGACGATAGAATTATTAGTATAGGATATAATGGTACCCCTGCCGGATGGGACAATAATTGTGAAACAGAAATTTCGGAAACAGAAATTTGTTTTCTTGACCAAGGGGGACCTGGAATGCCAGTTAAAACGGTTCGCCTTGAAACAAAATCTGAAGTTATACACGCAGAGGCAAATGCAATTGCAAAGTTAGCAAGGTCATCTGAATCAGGTAAAGATTCTACAATGTTTATTACGCATTCCCCTTGTATGGAATGTGCAAAATTGATATATACTTCAGGAATAAAAAAAGTTTATTATAGAAATGCATATCGTAATATGGATGGCATTAATTTTTTAAATAAATGTAATGTGGGGATAGAAAAATATGAATAAAATAATTGGATTCACTTGTAGTACATTTGACCTATTTCATGCGGGACACGTTGTAATGCTAGAAGAAGCAAAGAGACAATGTGATTATCTAATAGTAGGCATTCAAACAGATCCAACTCTTGATAGAAATAGCAAAAACAAACCTGTTCAAAGTATAGTAGAGCGACAAATACAGGTAAAAGCCTGCAAATATGTGGACGAAGTGATTATATATAGTACAGAAAAAGAGCTAGAAGATCTGATGAAAACCTTGCCTATAGATGTTCGTATTTTAGGTATAGAATATTCAGAAAAAGATTTTACAGGTAAAGAAATTTGTATTAATAGAAATATAAAAATCCACTATAACAGCAGAGATCATTCTTTTAGTAGTTCAGATTTAAGGCTTAGAGTTTACGAAGCAGAAAAAATAAAAAGAGGTATTATATGCAATATAAACACTACGAATGCATCGAATGTGATGCAGTCTTCAAGATAAAACACGAATTAGAAACAGATTATTATCGAGTAATACATTGCCCATTTTGTGGCGCAGATATGGATGATGACCAAGTCGATGAATATGTAGAAGAATAAATATCCTGTATATATTCTATAAGGATGTTAAATGTCTTGGTCATATAATGGTGAAATTTTTATAAATCCAACACCACAACAAATTGGGTTCGTTTATTTGATTACAAATAATGTAAATGGTAAATGTTACATAGGCAAAAAACTTTTTTGGTCATCTAAAACGAAAACAATAAAAGGCAAAAAGAAACGATATAAAGTAGAATCCGATTGGCAAAAATATTGGAGTTCGTCGGATGAAGTTAAGGCAGATGTAGCAAAGTATGGTGAGGAAAATTTTACACGGCAAATATTGCATATTTGCTCAACCAAGGGAACTACTAATTATCTAGAAGCAAAGGAACAATTTTTGCGCGAAGTATTAGAAAAGCCAAACGATTGGTACAACGGATACATTCAAGTTAGAGTACATAGGTCACATATTAAAAAATAAGTGCTTGACATTGACCAAATTTTAATATATAATTAAACATATTAACCAAATAATGGAGTAACCTTAAATGAAAAATATGGGTGTTGAAACTGAGTATAGTTCAGAATGGTATAAAACTGCGTCAGATACAGATAGGCAGATCTTTAAAGATTGGCTTCGAGGTGTTCTTACTACTGAGGAAGTAGATTTGACTTTTAAGAAATTAGATGGTACTATCAGAAAAATGAAATGCACTTTGAAGGAGAGTAGGCTTCCTGAGTTAAAACAATCTACTAATAACACACCAAAAAAGCAATCATTAGAATCTATGGCTGTCTTTGATCTTGAAAAACAAGAGTGGAGAAGTTTTAGGTTTGATTCTGTTTCAGAAATAAAATTTACATTAGGAAACTAAATGGCTCGTGCTCCGCAACAAAGAATTACTGACATTAGTATAATCTACAAGGGTGAAGAACCTAAAGGTCTAATTATAGATTCATCTTCATCCAATTATAATATTAATTTATTGCGTGCTTTAAACTGGTATTCTATTGATAAAACAAAAAATGATGCACATAAGTATATTAAGGAATATGTAAAAAAGAATTTACCTAGTGAGCTTAAAACCTTTGAAAAGGTTGAAGAAAAAGCAATTATCCCTACATATGGGTGGATCGCAAGGTTAATCAATACTGGAGCAAAACTTTCAGAAAAAGATTTAAACAAATTTAATGGTTATTTGATTGGTATTATTAATCAAGTTGATTCTAAAATTAAAGCTGCTGCTTTGGCAGTAAATCCTATTCAAGCAAAACCTACAATTTATCTTTCAATAAAAGAAAAAGCAGCAGAATATATAGGTGAACTTGAGGGCAAATTAGATTCTTTTATTAAAGAAAATAAAGAATTTAATTTATATGATGAAATGAAAGCTGCAGAATTGCCTCAAGTGTATGTACCTTTTATTGTAGAATGGCTGAATAAAAAGCATGCCGAATTTTCATTTTTATCAGAAACGACAGATAAAGAACTATTAGAAGCATATTCTAATTTAGGTAAACGGCAAATTAAATCTATTGCTAAACTTTTATCCTCATTTAAAGATGATTGCGATAAATATCAACAATATAAAAAGGCAAATCGTAAACCAAGGATTAG